TGCAAAAAACAAAAATGGTGGAGATGGACGGGATCGAACCGACGACATCCAGCTTGCAAAGCTGGCGCTCTCCCAACTGAGCTACATCCCCAAAATGGTCGGAATGGAGAGATTCGAACTCCCGACATCTTGCTCCCAAAGCAAGCGCACTACCAGGCTGTGCTACATTCCGATAGGGTTTTTTTCTGTGGTGTCCCCGCACCGCGGTCTATATTTGTATGCCGCCTGTCCTCGCGGCTATGGCAGTACGCTGCCACAATCTTTGGAGCGGGGTACGGGAATCGAACCCGTGTTGCTAGCTTGGAAGGCTAGATCACAACCACTATGACAACCCCGCGAAAAAAATTGAGCCTAGTTTCATAGCGGTGGCTCGGCGTGTAGAGTTTTCAGACTCTGGTGTAGAGGGTCACTCTACTGCCCTAAGATGTGGGCTTCACCAGTCTTCGCTGTCACTATAGTGAGCAGCACTACACTTCCGCTCTAGTCATCGGCTTTCACCTTAGTGCCGCCTCACGCTCTTATAGCGATTATTGGTTAGCACTTGACTAGTAGGGTTGTTTTAGCGGTTCCCCTCCGCTATTGATAAATCCTGCTTACCGCTTACAGGACTGTCCTTTGCGAGACAGTGGACGACTCCGCTCTGAGTGCGCCTAGGACTCAGACCCAGTTGTACCTTTTAGTACAATCAGCCCATGCTAAGGTGTAGGGCTATACCATTCCGCACTCCAATGGAGCGGTTCAGAATAAGTGCGCTCTTTTCGCCAAATGATATTATGGCTTGGGATTTTGTAATCCTACCCAATGGGGAGTGGCGCAGCACTCAATAATTCTAATACATGGTGCTCTCAGTCTGATTCGAACAGACGACCTATCGCTTACTAGGCGATTGCTCTGACCAACTGAGCTATAAGAGCTTTTTGTATCTTTCTTTTCTTCCCTTGCCTTTGTTTCTACCCTTCCATGAATGAGTATAACTATGACACAAAGGACAAATCAATCGTAAATTTTCAACTGTATTATTTTCAGGATTACCGTCAGTATGATCTAACTCTAATGTAATAGGATTACCTAACCATTCAGTCAGTCTGCATACTTCACAGCATTCTCCTTTAGTTTCTTTTATATATCGTTTCACCCAATCGGGATTTTTTAGACCCCATTGAGCCTTACCTTCTAATAAAAGATTAACTCTTTCGCGGTAGTTATATTCTTGTTGACAAGTAAAACCGCAAAACTTGTTACGTTTGGAATGGCCCCATTTAGCAGTTTTACCACATTGTATACAGTCATAAGTTTTCATGTAGAGCACCTCTACATGTATTTAGTGTTCTTACCAAATATTTACTATTCTGTACTCTGCTAATAGGGGCATCCTTATTGTTGTTGCAAGAGTCTTACTACGTGCGTTTTCGCCACACATTCATGTATCTTGCCCGCCCGTTCGCAGAATTTTAGAGTGCGCTGACTGGACCACGTTTCCCCGCACTATTCAAACATTATTGCACAAACAAACTTCTATGTCAAGTAAAAGTTGTTTCTCCGTAATCACATTGTTTAAGAAGTATATGCTATATCGTGCCCAGAGTCAACAACTTTAATTCCAACAAAATCAATAAGTTACATATTTATACAAGGTTTTTAATTCTAACATATTAGAAATACCGCTAAATAATGCTGATATGGATCTTACTGCATTTAGTCACGGACAAGTACAAAGTAAATTATGGCTATGTAGTGTGCTAGAAGCATTCTTACCAAATGAGAAATTAAACGTTGCCATACTAGGCTGTTGGTATAATGTCATGGGATTTATGCTTGCTACTAAATTACGTCACAAGTTTCGCAGGATAGATGGGTTTGACATAGACGTTGCAGCAATAGAAACCGCAGATAAAATATGCAGCGGTTGGATAGTACAAGAAAATTATATTACTAACAGAGTAGCAGATGTCAATCTAATCAATTTAAATTTTTATGATTTAGTTATAAATTGCAGTCCTGAACATATGACTGAATCTACTTGGTTCGATAACATCAAAAAAGACTCTATAGTTTGTGTACAATCTTCTGACATACAAGATAGCAAAGAACCTTGGCTTGTTACTAACCCTGTAAAAAATCTAAATGAGTTCACAAACAAATATCCCCTACGCAGTTATTTCGTAGGGGAAAAAGAATTTGATTATGGTAATTTTGCTTACAATCGTTTCATGATTGTAGGTAGAAAGTAATCAACCTTCTTTGACGAAGAATTCTTCTTCAGGTGCTACTTTACCTATAGCGTTAATAACTGATGCGATCTTGCCAACATGCTGTAATTCTTGCACAGTCATGCCTTCATTCTTTAAAATCTCATAGTGAGACTTGACACAATGAGCGCACTTGCCCACTATGCTAGCGCATAAAGCATACATCTCAAATTTCTTTTTAGAAACACCACCATATGTAGTATATGCTTGCATTCTTAGTCCCGGTGGGGTTCTCTTCAAATCTTCGTCACCTGTCATTTCAACGAAAGGATAATAAACATTGTTCATAGCCATTAGTGATGATGCTGTTTTGGCTGCATTTTTTTCGTCTAGATTAGATACTAGAGGACCGCTAGTCATGATAGAATATGCTAGACCTCCATTGCCTGCTGCTAATGCTGCTGCTAGCGCACAAGCATGAGTATCTACCTCATCTAAGGGACTACGATTGATTACGTTATCTAAATTAATTTTAATGTCTTTCGACCATTCAGGTATACTACCTTTAACTACATCTACCCATATCATAAATTATATCCTTTACTTGATAACACGATCTTACAAATGTGTTCTAAACGTTCTATGTGTTCAAATGCTCGCCATGGACTAGTATCCACACTTACTACACCATGACGATCAATGCCCACAATGTGATTTTCTAATCCACCATTCTCTAACAATCCTAAAGCAGGTACAGTAGCATCTGCTAGTTCTTGACTGATAGGTGGAACATCGGGAACATTCTTACCAACTTTAGTATATCTGCCCAACTCAGGAAATTGTTTAACTAATTCGCTGAGTTCTATGCCAGCATACATAGCAGCAACTGAATAAGTTGGATGAAGATGCAACACTACTCTTATTTCCGTATCAATTTTCTTTTGTAATGCATAGTGCAAGGGCATCTCTCCAGATGGCTTCAATGCCTGACTAATGTCTGTATATGGAGAGGGATATCCACCAATAATTGTGTCCCCAACGTTCCACTTTATGAACATCTCGGGCTGTAGAGTTTGTTTGCGTATTCCGCTGGGCGTGATGAACATATGATTCCTATCACGCCAGCGAATAGAGGCATTACCATCTCTGGCAGTAATCCAATTACGCTTATATGCTTCTTGGAATAATTCAGAGATTGTTTCTAACATTTCAAACCTTTAGTGTTTCGCCGCCTACTGGACGATTGCAAGGACAGAGTTCACCTGTCTGACAACTGTCAAGTACACGCAAAGTTTCGTCAGCATTCCTGCCAACATTAAGATTGTTCACAGTTATATGCTGAATAACGTTGTCTGGATCGACAATTACTGTTGCTCTTAGAGCAGCACCAACGTTGAAATCAAACACTCCTAGTTGTTCGGCAAGACCGGAATACCCGCGCAAAGTGTCCGCGAAGAACCAGCAAGTGGTCTTCTTGAGATCCTCATGGGCATTCTTCCAAGCCAACTTACAGAATTCATTGTCAGTGCTGCCAACCAATAGAACAGCATCACGATCTGCGAAGTCTTGATTCAACTTATCGTATGCTACGATCTCTGTTGGGCAAACAAAAGTAAAGTCCTTTGGATAGAAAACTACTACCTTCCACTTGCCGGAAAATGAAACATCTGTAATTTCTTCGAATGCGCCATCTGGGCTGAGTGCTCCAGGCTTTACACCTGTTACTGAAAATGCTTGTAACTTGTCACCAACTGTCAACATGATTAATAACTCCTATATAGAGATAATATATATCTTTGTATAGGATTTGTAAAATTAAAATTTTCCTTGAGGTCTAGTGCTTCTGCTATAAGTGTTTTTTAATTTTTCTACAAACTTTTCTTGTTTTGCTCTAGACCAAGGCTGGTTAGGATTAGATTGACCAGAAATGATTTCTGCTATAAGTTTTTTACCAGTGCCTGGTTTTCTGAAATTTGCCATACAATTATTTATCTTTACTTTTCTCGGTCTGCGTAACCTAAGTCTGGAACTACACATTGTTGCATAGTTTCTTCTATAGTTTTCAACGCAAATACTTGCATCTCTCTATCATCGGCATTACTAGGTATCTGAGTATACCCCATAAATTCAGTTAGTTTTTGTTCTAGTTCTTCGTTTATCTTTCCTGCTACTAAAATCTTGTCTGGTCTTATGTTCATCTCTACAAACCATATGTAATCTCTTGCTGTTCTGGGATAATTCAATAACACAAAACCTTGTTTAGCATCTTCTTCAATTAATCTAGAACGAACAAGTTCTGCTAAAAAATTATGCTTATATGGGTCATCGACAGTTAACCCATCTTCTTCTGCTCTTGCTATTAACTTATCTATAGTTACAAATGGTACTTCGTAAGTCTTTGCTACAAATTCAGCAAACCTGCCTGCTTCATCACCTAAAATTAATACTTTTGGTCTAGGTACTCCCCCTACGTCTGGTTCTATTCCTGTTTCTTCTAGGAAAATTGGCATTTCACTGTAGCATCCCGGACCTCTCATAACTTTTACTTTCAGACTATCTTCGATAGTTTCTTCCGAACCTACGGTTTTACCTGGAATTAAAATTAAATCTACTCCTTTAGTACTACCAAATTCTTCTATTATTTTCTCAGCAGTTAACCAAGCAGCAATTTCAATGTTTAATACACGTATTTCGTAAGTAAAATCTTTTGGGTCTATAGCACTCATCATTCTTTTCAAACCCGGTAATGCCATTCTGCCGGTAACCAACACTAGGTGTGTGCCGGGATCTGGACGATATTCGTTCAGATTTTGTATTTCTAGCATCTCTAGAAGTTCATTAACGTGCATTATTATATTTATTAGATTATACTTCTACCCAACTATAGTCGCCCAACCATTTAATTTTTATAATATAGTCTATATGATCTGGTTTTCCTGCACTCCATTCATCTGGGCCTGTTTTTATTAATATGGATCTTTCATGATTATAATCGTATGCTAACCAATAAATCTGTCCGTGTGCTAGATCCATATTGTAATATGCCGCGTGAACCATGTCTGTTAATTCTAATCTTCTTTTAATTTGCTCTGCTTGTTTCTGCAATACGTTAACCAGTTCCATTATTCTATCGTATTCTTGCTGGGCATGAAGCCTAGCAACATTTATCATTTTATCTTTATTTGCTTTTATAGGTACTAAATCAAACTTAGGACTACCTACTTCAGTAGGATAAGTAGATACATTTTTATTAAAAAATGACACTACCTGATTACCTAAGGTAGTGTCATAACTCTCTTGTCCTTTTGCAGAATTTGTCTTTTCTTTCACTTGAAAAATATTAAAGCCATTAAAACGCATTGTACTATAAAGCCCATAGTTATTATAAAAATCATAACCATGTCTTTCTTGAGCAATGCTTTGAGGAAAAATAACATTAATGCAGTCCATAACAACAATGACATATCAATATTAGGTGTGTCGTCACTAAGTCCAGACATTACTGCTAATAAACCGGGTATAGTAGCAACATGTAATGCTGCTACTCCTATCCATCCTATAGATTCTACACTTATTTCAGTTAGTTGCTTAAAAAAATTCTTATAAGTATTTTTTATAAAAGCAACTACTAAAATAAAAGGTTTTAATATTGTTTCTGACATTGACACTTTCATGATGGTCGTCCTTCATAAAATATGTGCGCTCCTATCTTTGCGATTTTAGGTAATCGCCAGTTAGGGCTAACATAATCAGCATGATAAAATAAAGCATTTTCCATAGACTCTAAACGAAAATTTTCAAGATACACCACTTTCGCTACTTCATATGCTTCTTCATATGCTTTTTGATTTATAGGTCTAGACCTATGTACTCTATCACAATACCAACTAAACTGACATACTATTTTTTCTCTCATGAAGCTTTTTTGATAAACTACTTCACAAACTGTATCGGGAAATTTTTCGCTAGCAACACGATTTAATACTACTTGTGCTACTGCAACTTTCCCTTCAAAAGGCTCATAACCTGCTTCTCTGTAGATGTTCATAGCCATACAGTCAAGTGACTCTTTGACTTGGGCTACTGTCTTATATTCTACCCCTGACTCGTTAGAATTGAATATTAAACCATCGATCTTGTTTTGACTCGCAACAAGGACATAAGTAAAAGTAAGAAATAAGGTAATGCTTAAATAAAACAACCTCAATATACTTTCCATTTTAACCTCCTTTGTTTTTAGCATTTTAAGACTCTCAGTCTAACCAACAATCGCAATTACAATCAATAACTCTTTGTCTGGCGCTTTCTGGGTTTAAGCGAGAATTAATTAGCGAACCACCTATTAATCTTATATTACCAGTAGGTGGTATGATTGGGGGAGTAGGTATGATAGGTCTGCCTGTGCCTGGTGGAAAGCCGGGACCGCCACCGCCTGGTGGGAAAGTGCCGCCGCCACCGCCGCCACCGCCGGGTGTTCCTGGTGTTCCTGTGCCGGGTCCGCCAGGAGGATATCCTGTGCCGGGTCCGCCAGGAGGATATTGTCCACCACCACCGCCGGGACCGCCGGGTGGGTATCCTGTGCCAGGACCTGAAGTAGGTGGACCTCCTGTATTTGGAACTCTTGGGCGAACAACTACCGGTGGCAGTGGTCCTCCTGTACCAGGTCCTGTGCCATTGCCGCCGGGACCTAACTGTGTTGGATCAGTAATTTGTAATATAGGTTGTATAGTTCCGGGTCTCAAAGATTCAGCATCTCTCAAGCCCGGAAGGTTTGGATCGTAGAAAATTGCTGGTTCTGGTATTAGTGTACTACCATCGCAATCTTTAGTGCCAGGAAATGCTGGCGCTGTGAAAATTTCTCCTGAAGGTGAAGTTATTCCTCTTCTAGCGCCCGGCGCTGTACCGTTAGCCATTAGTAGTTCTTGTACTTGTTTTGGTATAGTATCTGGAATCTCATTGTCTAGAATTATACCTACTTCTGCTAATCTTTCAGCGTTTCTTGCTTGACGCATAGTAGCGATCATACCTTGACCAGCCGGTGTACAGAAATCGCAAACATTTTCTAATATTTCAGCAGCACCATGCGGCATAGTATCACTAGCAAGAGTATTAAGAGATTCTGCTGCTGATATAACGTCTCCGGGAAAACTAGAAGCGAGTTCATCTCTAGGTACAGGTACTTTGGGAATCGCGGTATATCTAGCGCGTTGCTCTGCTTTCAGCATTTCGCCCCATAAATCATATAGAATATTCAACAATTCTACCGTTTGACCCTTTGAATTTTTGATAGCATTAAGTTCTGCATTGGCTGCTGACGCTAGTCCTGCTAACTCTGCGTCTCTAGCGGGCCAGTCCCCAAATGCATCAGGTGGGGGTGGTTCGATATAAAGTATAGGTACTTCAGGATATACTGTAGGATCACCAGGTGCTGTCATTACTATGTTAGTAACTCTACCAAACGTTTCTAAATCTTCAGGATTCGTGCCTATCTCTGTGTAACCTTCTGCTCCGTTTGAGCATATAATAGCAGGAGGACTTGTATACCCTGCTCCTGCATAGCCTAGAGCGAATCCCCTAGCAAAATGCTCTCCCGTGATAAAATCATATTTAAAATCTACTGTGCCTGTTGCTTGTGCCCAATTAGCAACTGCTCTCATTCCGCCGTATATTTCTTTTAGAGTTCTAGTAGTTGAGCCAAGAGCATAACTCATGAATTCATCAAAATTATAAGGCACACCAGACATAGTACCAAAGAAATCAGTCATTGTATATGTACCATATAATCCAGTACCCAATGCTGCTTTTTCTTGTGCTTGTTCTACTAATTCTACGTTTACTGGTCTGTCAGTGCCTTCTGTTAGCGGAAGTCCGTCAGTAGTTTCAAGATTGTATACTGCCTGACCTAATAATTGACCATCTATTTTAGTAATATTTTTAACTTGTAAAAGTGCCTGAGACAATGCACCAGCAGCGCGGGCTTGTCCAGATGGAATAATTCCATCTAGAAAACCACCAAAGCCTTCAGTTACATTTTGTATCTCATCTGGCATACTAAACTATTCCTTATCAAAACTAAAATAATCAAATATAGTTGCGTTATGGTGCAATATATATCTTCCTTCTTGTTCTCCGGCCCAGAAACTGTTGTCACCGGTATCTATGACTCTGACAAATCTCTCTCCCAAATCTTCAATGCTCACTACTTTACTCCAATATTTCTTTCCTTTGTCAGAGACAGCAATACTTATTCCCATTAGTTCAGGTGCTACTACATATTTGCCTGAAACTGTTAGTATAGGTGCTGTAGTTGAACATACTAAAGATATTCCAGTATCTGTAGTAATTCTAACACATGGTTGCTTGTCTATTAGTGCTTTTACTACTTTTCCTGTATAACTGTCTAGGGTAAAATCTCTACCTAATTCTATATCAAATCCGTTATCTAATTGCCATGCTCTATCAATAGCAACATCGTTCTTTACATTTATGCAAGGTAAGTAACTATCTAGATCAACGCAGGCGCCACCACCTCCCGTTAACCCGCCTGTAGTTCCACCTGTAGTTACTCCACCAATTCCATCTGTTCCGGGTATGACTCCGGGATCATTTATTATTTCTTCAATGATAGGAGCAAAATTATATTCAGGTTCTGGTTCAACTGGTTCTGTACCAGGATTCTGATAACCTATGTTATCAACTACTGCTGGACTAGAAAGTTGAGTATTAACCTGTTCACCTGAGTAGATGAAATAATAAGTTTTAGAATTAGTTGGCGCTGGTCCTGAATTATACACAGGAACAGTTAGTGTATCTTTTGATAAAGGAAATACTTTAGAGACATCTAACATGTCTGCTAGAGTTTGAATTTCAGGATTAACGCAATCTAAAGGTACCAATGATTGTTGCAACGGAACCCCGCGAATAGCATTAAAAGATGCAAATAATTTTTGTTCTTGTTCTTTTGTTGCTTTGCCCGTAGTTATAATACCTTCTATTTCGCTATGAGTTAAGCCAGTAGCCAGCATACATAAACTTAGTTCTTGAGTCAATGCTGCATTCTCTGCCAGTGTTAATAAGAGATTAGAAGGTAGTCCAAAAGAATCAATTTTACTCCAATTAATACCTTTGCCCATATTAATTAAGTCTTGTCCAAGTTCTTGAAATGCTAAACTGACTCCTGACAAATCTCCAGTCATTAAATCATTCATGTTACTAAAAGTACCTTCTAAGAAGGTCTTAGAATTTTCCATTGATATCAATGTAGGATTATTTTGTACTATAAACCCTTGTGCTTCTGTCATAGTTGACAAGAAATTTTTGTAGTCGGGACTTTCTGCGTCTGGGCTCGCGCCGCCATAATTAAATATGTTCCAAGCCTGTAGTGCAAACAGTCTCCAAAAACCATATTGAGTAATCGCTATGTTGGGAGTTACTGCGCTAACTATACCAGTGCCCGGAACAGGCTTAGTAGCAACAAATGAAACTCCTACCGCATTTTCTAACGCACCTGCTAATAAGAAGTCACTATCGCCTACATCATCAATAGTATAGAACAAGCCGGGTTTCATTTCTGGAGCAGTTACTGTTGTGATAGTATTCCATGGTAACCAAGTAGCGTCTTGACCCTCACCTACAGGTCCTTCTATAGCATAACCTCCGTTAGCCTGACCTTTCCATTGTCCTGTAGGGTCGTCTATGTTATATGTAGGAGGATTAACTGCACCTAACGCAGGTATGATGTCTTTACCTATATTGATCATTGCATCATATGTAGAATTGCTAACAGTAAAACTAGGCAAAGCATTTCCAGTCTCATCTAGAACTTCCATAGTTCCTATAATAGTAATATTATCTATAGTGCCTGAGGGATTTACTCTTTGTGGTAAAGCGATCTGACTGCTCCATATCACTTGATATTCATATACAGCCTGATCTTGACTTATTATCCACTCTGAACCATCACCTGATTCTTCTGATACTTGTCGTATTATCCAAGTATTATTACATCCAGTTTCTTCATATGGACCTTGCTTGATCCAGCGAGGTTTAGTAGGATCTAATACATCTCTGATAACCATTCCAGGTCGTATGATACCCTGAGTTAACTTACCTACTTTTAATATAGTATTTTCTACAGTATTAGTTATAGTACAATTTGTCATTACTGTTAGGTATCGCGGCTCACCGTTATCACAAGCGGCGCGTAATGCTGCTGCTAGATCGGCTACACCTGTTTCTTTAGCGATCCTTCCCGGAGTATATTTCTCTGTAGTTTTACTAGAGCCAAAGTATTCTTGAACGAAAGGATTGATTTGCAATCCTTCATTCTCCATTAAACCTGCGGCTGTGTTAAGGGTCTGCGGGTTATTAATTCCAAATGAACTCATGGTACGAAAACGTTTGGGCTACCTTGAATGATAGAATGTCCGCAAGAATTACCTGAAGTAACTCTAAGCACCGGAGCATTTTCTGCAAAAACAGTTGGACTACCTTGAGTAGTTTTTGCTCTTTTGTGTTTAGGAATATCAGGAGCAGGACGATGCTTAGTGATAGGGCTTACATGCAAACCAACTGGAATGTTGTTAGCAAATACAGTGGATGCGCCCCTAACTATTTTTCCTCCCCTTTGATTTTTATCTCCTTTTCTACTTAATTTGTGCATAGTTATCCTAATAAAACTTTTTTGTCGGGTAATGTAAGTCCTGTAGTTGCTTCTATATACTTAGTTCTTATAGCCTCATCTGTCAAAACTACCATTACAACGTTACTAGTATTTAGTGCGACTGAAACAGTAATATCTTGAGTTATCAAGGAAGGACCCATTCCTGGATTACCTGACTGCATCATCATTATAGAAGCAGGACTTGTAATACTAATCCAGTTATTTTCTAGAAGTTCAGTAACTTTAGCGACAACTTCTTCGCCACTTGTTAACTTAAATGTGTATATCTCTCCAACTTTAATGTCTTTCATATGTTTATCCTATTTGTGATTTTTCTATCTGTTCGATTTCAGATAATATCATATCTAATACCAAAAGAGATCCGTGTGGGTTTAAATGACCTCGATCAGGTAGGGTGAATAAGAATTTATCATTATCATTTTCAAAAGCAGTTATATCGTTATGCATATGTTCTACTAACTCTGGATGCCATGTAGTGTCTACATAATCTGTTACGTCTGTTGCTAATTTTAAAAACCCATGTGTATTAAATCTATTAGTTAATTTTGATATTATACACTCTGCTACTAGATGAAGATTTTTTCTATTTTCAACTTGTTCAAATAAATTTTTATGTAGGGTAGTTTGTCCACCTAACAGTAATATTTGTTGATTATTTTTCTGGGCCCAATTTTGTAATTCTGTTAATCTTGATATCAGAATTGCGTCCCATGCTTTTATAAAATTGGTATAATTAGTAACGTCAAGTCTGTGATGATTTCTACGAAAAATAGACGCTATAAATATCACATTATACTTGATATCATCATGATTTTCGGTAGAAAGAACATCTATTACTGTTTGCTCAAAGTTTCTACCTGGCAAATTATGACATATTGGTTCTATATCTAAATACTTCAAATATGCTGCTATCGCCGGAAATCCCTGCTCCAACAGGACTTTCTTAATAGCAGTAGATTTCATATCAGGATAATACCAGTTCCAGAACCAACTATCACCGAAAAATCTAATCTTTTTTAGCACTCGTTTCTTATCCTATTACAGCACGTAGGTCTGTGTATCCGCCCACTAATTTACCGTCAAGAAAAATTTGAGGTACTGTTCTAGCATTGGGTACTGATTCTAGTAGTTGCTCTCTAGTCCAGCCACTTCCTATAATTCTTTCTTCGTATTCTATACCCTTCTGTTCTAATAACATTTTTGCCTTAACACAAAAGGGACAGGAACTCTTACTCCATATTAGTGCCTTCATATTTTTCTCCTTGTTTTATATTTATAAGTCAGGTAGCTGTTCGTAATCTAATTTATCAGTCATTATTCCAATAACATAATTAGTAGATTCGTTTTCTTGTAACGCGGTTTGTTTTTTATCCGTTTCACTATGTTTATTAAACCACGGAATAGGCGTGACTTTAGGTGCGGGTTGCTGGTACTTTATACCTATGTCTTTAAGGGCATTTAATGCTGTATAATCTACAAAGTCTCTCAAGATAGCGGCATTAAGTCCTATTACCGGTCCTTTCTTGAATAGATAGTCTGCCCATTCTTTCTCTTCTCTGATCACATCCATATACATCTTGTACACTTCGTCTTCACATTCTGCTTTAACTTCTGCAAATCTATCATCTTCTTTCACGACCTGATTGATGATCCAAGCAGTCCAGCCTTTATGTAACAATTCATCTTGAAGTATAAGGCTTATAATATTTCCATTACCTATAAAGATTTTATTTTCAACCATTGCCAGCGATGTAGCAAATGATACCATAAATCTAAGTGCTTCTAGGGCGTAAGAAGCATTTAACGCTAGCCATATCGCTTTGATGTAATCTTTTTCATTTATCTTATGACCCAATTCTCTTTTGCAATTTAAGTGATGTAGCGCATCATAATAATCACCGATGTTAGATGCCATATCTACTATCTCTTGCGTATCGTGAATAGTATTGAATATCTCTTTAGGCACGTTGTAGATATTGCGTATGATGTGACTATATGAGCGGCTATGAATATTAGTTTCAAAGAACGTCCAATTATACACTAGTGCTTCTAGTTCAGGTAGTGATATAACAGGCGTGAACACTTGACTAGGACCCCTACCCTGTAAACTATCTAACGCAGTTTGTCTAAGTAGGTTACTAGTAAAGATATGCTTAACCGCATCACTGGCTTCTTTGTGATCTTGAGCATCTTTAGTCAATGATATTTCTTCTGGTACCCAAAAGAACCCGCGGGCTGTTGTTTCAAAATTAGCAATCTTATTATATTTAACCTCTTCAAATCGTTGAATGGTTACTGGACCCGCAGGGTCTAAAAACATCTTGCGTGATGTGTAGTCTGTTTTAGTTTTTAGGTTATACTGTTGTTTACTCATAATAGTATTCTCGTGGTTTGCTCAATGTTATATTTTCGATCTCTGTGAGATCCCATGAATTGTTTCTATATTTATTATACAGTATATTTGCAAAACAGTCATTAAATTCTTTTGCCAAATGATTGGATAATGTAGAAAGTTCTTTATGTGAAGATATTTGTTCTGTTGTTGCACCTAATAACTTAGTTTGTAAACAAACCATATCAAAAAAAGAATAGTTATATGGTAATCCATATTTTCCTGTTCTAGCCACTGTAAACGAATCACAGAATGCAGGATAAAATATTATGTTATCGTGCATACTTTCCATATGAGACAATAATAAATCTTGACTAGTAATCATGAAATCTCTATCTTGCATGAAGTACCAACCAAACAAATGCTCAAGTTCTCTTTTATCTAGATCGTCTATGTCTGATTTTTTGAGAGCGTTTTCTACGTCTCCTATATTACAATAAAAATCTTCAACACCATTTATTGTTACAGGTCTAGTATATCTTTGCGGTTCTGTAACAACAAATACTATAAGATCAAATTTATCTTTGTGTAATAGAAATTGCTGATAAGAATAAAATAGAGACGTTGCAGGATAACCGAAATTTTCTGCTGTGGTACCTAACTTTTCAGCAAATTGATTGGTCCACGACCAATCAATATTCTTACGATCATTAGTGAAACTGTCTCCAAATATTCCTAATCTCATTTATGTGTCTCTTATAATTTACACGACTCACAATCATCGTCTTGCAATTCTTCTTCTTGTTTTTCTATTTTTTCTTCTTGTACTTTCGACCCTGCTTTGTTAAGCAAACTATAATAGAATGTTTTTAATCCCCACTTATGTGCTTGCATCAAGTTTTTTGCTATCAAAGTAGTTGGTACTTTTCTATCGGGAAAATGTGCTGGATTATAAAACGTGTTAGTAGATATACTTTGATCTACATATGCTGCTAATACTGCTGCTGTTTTTAGATATCCTGCACAATCTGTTTGTTCCCACATTAGTTGATACTTATTTTTTAAACGCTGGTAATCTGGTACTACTTGTGTGAATGAACCTGCTTTGCTTTCTTTAACACTAATTAAACTCATAGGCATTTCTATGCCATTTGTAGAATTAATCACTACGCTAGAACTTTCTACAGGAGCAATAGCCATTAGCGTAGCATTTCTAACACCATATTCTTTAATGTCTTTACGCAGAGTTTCCCAGTCTAACTCTGGTTCGAAATCTGTTAATTCATCAACACCAGATGATCTTAACTCCCAAGGAAATATACCTTGCCCATATCTAGTTTTGCTGCTATCTTTACAAGGTCCTCGAACTTTGGCTAATTCTATGGTTGCTTCTGTTAGATAATAAGCCTGATGTTCCATCCAACTCTTGACTTCTTGTAGTGCTTCTGGATCACCGTACATCAAATTTCTTTTAGCATGCCAGTATGCTAAGTTAGTGACACCTATGCCTAGTGGTTGAATCTCATCATTACTTAACTTAGATTGCACCGACAAGAAATCTTGATAGTCTAAAATGTTACATAGGCTACGTTGTAGTATGCGACAAGCCCTACGCATATCTTCAGGATTACGGAACGCGCCCCAATTAATAGATCCTAATGTGCATAAAGCAATTCTGCCTGCTTCATCGTCAAGTCGCCTGAATGGCTTAGTTGGGAGTAGAATCTCGCAACACAGATTGCTCTGATAAATTGTATGGTACTCAGGATCGAATGGGCCTTGATTCATCACGTTATCGATGAACACTAGATAGATACGACCTGTATCTGTTCTTTCTTTTAATATGCCGCCTTTGAATACATCTTCAGCGTTCATGGTCTTTTTACGCAAATCCTTACGTTTTTCATATTTGCAGTAAAGTTCTTCGAACTTCTGAGTATTTGTATAGAACGCTTCGTATAAATCAGGAACTTCGTTGGGGTCAAAAAATGTGATATTTTCACGGTTTTTGAACCTTCTCCAGAAGAATGCTGATAGTACTACCCCATAATCCATATGTCGCACTCTAGTTTCTTCTGTACCTTGATTGTTCTTTAAAACGATAAGGTCATCAAACTGATGGTGCCATATGGGGTAAAATACTGTAGCACTAGCATTGCGTATTCCACCTTGAGAGCATGAACGCAAATCACCAAACCACTTCTTTAAGAAAGGTATTAAACCAGTATGCATGATCTCTCCGCCCCTGATCGGTGATCCCAATGGTCTTAATCTTCCTACTTCTAGACCTATGCCTGCTCTCTTACTAGCATACTTTGCCATCATTTCTCCTGAAGCAAAAATACTATCAAGGTCATCATCTGACCTAATTAATACACAACTAGAAAATTGTTTCGTTGGTGTACCAAGACCTGCTAAAACAGGAGTAGCAAGAGTGAACAAACCATCGCTAGCACAGTTATAGTATTCTTTAATGAACTTCAATCTCTGATTGTGTTCTTCGTTATGAAATACAGTTGCTGCTGCTACGATATATCTTACCTGGGGAGTTTCATATATCTGTTTTGTAGCGCGGTTCCTTACTAGATACTTTTCTATTAACTGTTCAATGGCAGCATAAGAATAAGATTCGTCTTTTTGATGGTCAATGATCTGATCCATTTTATCCCATTCTTCTTCATCGTACCATTGCAATAAATCGGATGTATATAGACCCTTTTCTACATTCTTGGTAATGATGTCATATAGTCTAGGTGGTTGATAATCTCCATAAACATCTTTACGCAACATAGAAAGTCTTTGCTTGCCTGCTACATATTGATAATTAGTGTTACCCACATCTGGATTAGTTTCCACATCTATCAAATCTACTATAGCCCTTAATGTAATTTCATCTATTTCTCTGGTAGTTATACCATCATAAAAATGAGGTTGTGCTTTGATCTCTATCATAGACTGACTAACATCAGACACACCTTGACATACTTTAGCGATCTGTGCTTGCCATTTTTCTATCGTTAATAATTCTTTTTCTCCGGATCTTTTAATTACATT